CCTGCGATACCAGTTCGTCCGCTCGCGTCGGGTCGCGATACATTCGAGTCGCGAGCACCAACGACGGCGAGGATCCCGCAAAAGAAAACGTCGCGATCGAAGCTAGAGCGCCACCGCGGCGATTCAGGTCGGCAACAACCGCTTGCCGAAGCGCCTGCAGCGAGTCAAGCGTTTCGTCTTCGCCCTGATCACCGGCAACAGTAATCTCGTCATCTACCAAGCCGACCACGATGTCCCGAACACGGGCCGCATCATCACTCGAAGTCGGCTGATAGCTCGACGAAGCCTGTGCGACGGCCGCTATCGAAACGCGCCGAAATAAGTCACCACAGGCGTCCTGCATGTTGCCCATTGCTGTCCCGATCGCCGACGTTGTCGTCGCTCCAGACGGCTCGTAGGCTGCGAGAGACGAAAGCAAGCGAATCGAATCATCTGGATCAGTCGTTGCGGCGAGGACAGCGGCTACCATGCCTTGCGCGGCTGCTGTGAACGTGTCAATCGTGGTCGCATCCAACCCTGCAGCGGCGGCCGCGAGGGTATCGGCCGCCGCATCCACGTTCGCACGCTGAACCGTGGCGTTCGCGATGACCTGCTGGCTATTCAACGACGACTGACCAAATGATGCACTCGGGTATGAACTGAACGTCGGCACAGTCGGCGCACCGGCAAAACGCCCGAAATCGCCCGGCAAATTCACCAACAGTCGAAACAGATTGCGCGCGTCGCCAATGAAGTTTTTGGCCGCCGTGTACCACCCAAGAGCGGTATTCACGACCGTACCGAGAACGGCCGCACCATAGGCGATAGTAGTCAATGCCGTTTTGGCAAAATTCAACGCCGCCGCTACGTTCAGACCGGTCACAGCGGAAAGCACGCTGCTTGTTGTACTGACCGCGCTCGACGGGAACAGCCGCTGGCCACCTTCCGCAAATGCAAACTCGAGCTCAATGTAGCGCCCGGCGTCCCACTTCTCAATGCTGCGGGCCTCCATCACCGACACGTCGCGTCGGCCAAGCGTGGGATGCACCAAAGAGCCCGGCCCCGCGCTCTCGCACGCGGCGATCAACACATCACGCTGCTGGATGACGTCATCGCCGACCAGAAAGCCAGTCAGACGGAAAGCACGCGTGCGCCGGCCGAGATCTTCAACCCATGGGACGTCGCGAAGCGGGTATTCATGCAGTTGCGTGCGCCGACCGAAGATGTTTTCCCCGCCCAGCACAATGAACGTCACACCGCGGAATGACGCCGGCCGCAACTGGTCAAAGTAAGAGCCGGACGAACCGCCCAGTCGCGCAGCCAGCGAATTCGCAAGGTTCGTGATTCCCGATGTCGTCCCGAGAACCGCCCCCGATCCGCTCGCAATGCTCATGAAGCTGCTCCTAGATCCATCGACCGTGAATGCCCGATTCGAGCGTTTGCATTTACATTGCCGCTTGACTGCACGTTGGTGGTGGTGCCGCGCGGCGCATTCGTGAGGTTGATGTCCACCTTCACCGTTCCGCCCTGAGCCGTGGCGCCGGGCGCGCCTGCGGTGCCAGCGTTCCCAGGAGACCCGGCATCAGTTTGACCTGTCACGTCCTTCTCGCCAGGCGCCAGCGTGTCGGCGATCTTCGGAGCCGGATTGCCATCGTAAAGACCCGCGATGCGAGTTGCTGCTGCCGCTCGAGCATTGGCTTCGGCATCTGCCGCTGCCGGCCGCTCGTAAAGCCGCGATGCGACGGCCGCAGCTTGCTCTGGCGTGCTCGCTGCCTGCAGCGCAGCACCCGCTCCTTGCTCCGTACCTCGCCGGAGTTCATAGTCGACAAAGCCGAGTTGCTGATCCAGCGTGCTATTGCCAATCCAGTTTCCCGCGTGCTTCTGGAAGTTCGCTTGGCGATCCGGGTGCCATTGAGCGATGCCCATGGCTTTCCCGTTGTCGCCGACGGCTGTTTCATCTACGCCGCTTTCACGAACCAGATTCGCGGTCAGGCCGATAGCCTGCGCCTTCGACCATCCTCGGGCCTGGAAGAAGTCGATCGCGTGCTGAGTGTTGGCGCTGCCTTCCGGTCCCGCCGCTACCTGAGCGTTCGTCTGAAAGCCGTGACCGCGCAACGAATTGCCGAACATCTCAGCACCGTTCATGATGCGGTTGCTACCATGCTCGACTTTGGTCAGCAATTTATACGTCTTTTCGAGAACGTCAAAGAACTCGCCGGCACCCTCTTTTGCTTTGTCCCAATCAAAGTTTTTTACGGCATCGCTCAAGAACTTCACGGCGGCACTCACGCCGTCGATCAGCTTCGCCTTGTTCTCGGGAATGGCAAGCCACTCCGTCATCATCTTGATTGCGGGTTCAAGCACGGGGATCAGCGCGTTACCAATCGAATTCTTCAGGCTGTCAACTGCGAGTCCCAACTTCGTGACGTTGCGTGCGTACTCCTCGCCTTGTGCAATCTGAGCCGGCGACATCGTCGCGTTGAGCGAATCCATTTCGGCTACGTAACGCCGAATTACTTCCGGACCCTTCACCAACAGGGAAAGAAGGCTTTCGACACCGAACGCGCTCGCAATCAAGCGCGCCGATTGAATCGTGCCGCCGTGCGACAGGTTCTTCTGGATGATTTTCGACACATCCATGAGCGATGCGGTCGTATCAATCGCCGCATCTTTTGTCTTGCGCAATGACATGCCATAGGCATTCATCAGCGCAAGCGCTTGCGGAGCACGGCCGTTCATCGAACCCTGCATCGTGTCGCCAAGCGACTGCAATGCTGAGTCCATTTCGCCAGTGCTGATACCAGCCAACCGTGCAACGCCGCGATATTCCTGCAGCGTGCCAGTGCCGACGCCAACAATCGTCGACGTGCGGCCCAGCTCCTGTCCCGCGCGACCCCACCCCGTCACGAGCGATGCCAAACCCGCAATCGAAAGCACGCTTCCGAGCGCAGCGAGCGGCGTTGCAACCAGCGCGACCTGGCGCGCCAGCGAGCCAGCCTGCTTTGCGGCTACACCAAAGCCGCTCGCCACCTTGTTCAGGCCGGTTTCGCGCCCGAGGTTGGACAGCGAATTGCCCAGATCGGTAACGGGCGCCATGGAGTCGGCGATCGATCCTTTGATCTTGCGGACGGTCGACGTGGCCTTATCGACGGCGTTGATGACGATCGTAAATTGATTAGCCACGGCTCGTTCTTGTCCTTTCCCTAATTCGTCGGGCTTCCTCGAGCCACCAGAGCGTTCTGGATGGCGTCATTTCCCAAACCTCGTTCGGTCCCCACCCCATAAAGTGGGTCACGTCGGCGATCAGGCTTTCCCATCCGTCCGGCATGGTGAACGCGCCGGCTATCAGTTGCTCGAGTCCGCTAACCGGCGAAGCTGAAAACCGTTGAAATACCCGACAGCACGCAGGAAGTCGCGCGAACAAAGCCTGCGAACACTGCCGCGCGGCACGCCCGCATTGAGCGAAATCATCGAGATACTCGTGGCAAACGACCCGCCGGATACACCCGCTTTGCGCTTTTGATTGTTCGTCGGTTCCGAGAGCGACAACGAGGCGATGTTCAACGGCGTATCTTCCTCGGTGATCTTGACCGGTTCGTACAACTCGATCTTTATCTCATCCGGACTCGCGGTTGTCGGCATCGCTACCGACGCGCCAAACGAGCCGATGAAATCCTCCGCTTCGTCGATCTGACTGGTGAACATCAGATCGCAAACGTCGATCGGCACGCCAGAGACGCCAGCAATCAGCGCGACTGCCAACCCGTAGGTCGGTGCCACCTTCTCCGCGTCTTCGTATTCGCCGGCCGTCGGCTCTCGCAGAACGACCTCGGTGTACGTCACCGCGGATTCGTCTTTGCCAACCGTGATCGGCTTGCGCAGCGTGATTGTTTTCGTCGTCATATCAATTTTCGGTGACCGAGCCCTGCACGCCTTCCCACTTCACGTCGAACTGAGCCTCGACCGAGTCGACATCCTGGTCATCCACCGTCCACATGTTGCGGCCGATGATCGTCTTGCCGTTGGCCAGCTCGACAACGACCGTGACATTGTTCATGGCGTTGATCGCCGCCACCGACATATCGCCGGTATCGGTCATCGCGCACGAAATGAAAGGCACGCGAGGCGCTTCGCTATAGCCGTGCACGCCATCCATGCCGGTCTTCGATTCGCGCTTCACCGTGCCCGGGTTGTACTTGAACTCACCACGCACCGGATACGTCTTGCCATCTGCGGACAGATAGGCGGTCCCGGCGATGCGGCTATTGGTATTGGCCATCGCTAGCTCTCCCTAAAATGAACGCGCCGCCCGTGGGCGGCACTAACCGTTGCCGGGTTGTTTACTGAAGACGGAACTGCGCGAGCAGAGCGAAGATGCGCAACTGATCGATCAGGGTTCCCGGCCACAAGACGTCGACGCGGTTCGGATTCTGACTGTTTTGCTGCACGATCAACGCTTGTGAGAAAGCAGAACTGTTCTGCACATAGCCGTTGTATTCGAGTTCCTGATACAACGCGACCAGATCGCCCTTGATGATCGATGGCGTGACGATGTTCGAATCGGGCGCGAACCGCGTGCCGTCGGCGGCCAGCTTCACACGCGCATACTTCGTCGTCACCATCGTGCTCATCGAACGCAGCACAAACATCAACAGGAACAGCGTTTCGATTTCGAGATAGCTGTTGTCCGGCTGTCCTGACGCGTTTGTCTGGTAGGTGGTGATCAGGTTTTCGATCGCGACCGTGCCGTCCTGTGCAACCGTGAACGTCGAAATGCCGTCGTACAGCAACGTATTGCGCTGGCTCAGGTTGAAGCGCGACTGCAGCGGAGGCGCAAGCACGCCTGACAGCGCGACCGTCTGCATCGGCACGCCCGGATCAGCGCGCACGCTCACTGCGGTCACCGCGGCGAGCGCAGCGGCCCATTGCCATGCAGGAGTAGGCGAGTCGTACATGCCCATGATCGACTCGTGCTGGTTGTTTCGCGCCAGCCCGAATGTCGTGAGCCCGGCCCATGTGCTGCGATACGCCGTGAAAACATGACCATAAACCTGCTGTTGCCAGCTCCACCGTCCCGTCGAATCATTCAGGAACGCTTTCAGCGCGTCGAGCGATGTCGTATCGGTGAATGCGCAAGCAATGAAGTCGAACGGCTGATCGAGCAAATTGCCAAGCGCAGTGGTCAGCGTCGGATTCGTAGTGCCGCCGGCCATCGCCGCAATCGTGTACGTGAGTCCTGTCGGCGTCGATTCACCACCAGCAGTTCCCTGGTAGTTAAAACGAATATCGATGTCGTTTCCGACGAGGCCCTTGTTATCGGCCGTCAATGTCACCACACCGGCAGCAGCCGCAGCGGTTACCGGCATTGCGGTAATCAGATTGATGGCAGCAGCGACAGCGGTAGCAATCGATGCAACCGTCTGCGAAGCAGCGACGCCTACCGTCACCAGCTGACCGGCGATATACAGCGAGATCGTGTCGTTTGCAGTCGGGACAGTCGAGAATGTGATCGTTCCCGACGCAGCGACCGCGCCGCCCGCGTCAGACACCGGCAGATACCACACCTCGCCGAATGTGTCGTTTGCGCGATATGCCGCCGTCATCAGCGCAAGAACCGAATTCGGGCCTGCTTGGACGTTTGCGTCGCCCGTACCGCTCGAAATCAACGGGACGTTTGGCGTCGCAATGCCCAGCGACGTCATCGGCCCGATCAGCAGCGCGCGCTGGTTCGCCGTCGCAGTGTTCGCGTGCGAAGCATCAAGCTCGGCGAAAAACAGCGGCGTGCGGATATTCTGCGGAATTTGCTTGAATGGGATCACGACTTGTCACTCCCGATCGCTTTTGCCGCGGGTTGCATGATGACCGGCACGTCACCGAGCACGACATCTTTGTCGTTCAGCACGCGCGTCCAGAAAATGTCACCGTCGGGCACTTCAATGCCTTCGGGCGGCAGCAATTGCTTCGTGACCGGATTTCGTACAGAAATGCCCGGTGCAGGTTTGACGATCATTCGCCACTCCTATTGAGGAAATTGGATGTCGAGTCCGCCCTCTGCTCGACCATCCGGACCCTCAGTACGAGGGTCAGGCTGTACGGCATCTGGAAACGGTGCATCGGGGTAAGTGCCAAGCTTGTCGACCACGTTGACCAAATCCGCATCAATGGTCATTCGAAGCAGTTGTGTGTTGATGTCGGGGTCGAACACTTCAGGGAATTCGACGCCGAGTTGAATCGATAGCCCCGCAACATGAGGTCCGCCCTCAGCGGTCACATCGGTCTCTGTTTCACAGAAGGGAAAGTCCTGAGCAATCGCACGCAGAGGGATGCTTTTGAAGATTGCCGCTTCGATCTCTGCGCCATAAGTCTCAGCAGAGAGCAAAGCAGCCTCGGCGGACTTGGCAGACACCTCGAACCGAATCTCAAAAGACGTCACGGTTTTGAACTGGGTCTCACCGATCCGGCCGAGTGATTCCTTCTTGTCTCGCCCTTGCCGCAGCTTGATAGCTGGCAGTTTCGGCGCCGTGAGATTCCAATCGCCCGGCGAATACACCGTCACGCCTGGAATTGTCTCGAAGATCGACAGCAGCATGGCGCGGAACTGCGCGCGCCCAGTTGGATCAGCCATTCTCGTCCTCGACAACGTTCATCATCAGGCGCGCGGCACCGTGGCCGTCAGGGTGAACCTCACGGACCACGTATTGCGTGCCGTCTCGAACAATGACCAGCTGATCGCCCTGCAAGGGCTCGACGTCGACCATCAAACGCACGCCATCGGCCTTAAACTGAGATAGCTGAACGCCAAGGGTCGGCTGGTATGTGACGACAGTCGTGCCGGTCGCTGGGTCAACCCCGAAGAACGCTCGATCAAAGACGCCTACGATGCCGAACGTTTCGCCCGACGCAGCCAGATAGGTGACAGCCGTGCCGAACTGCTTCATCAAGGGGCCAAGGATCTTCGCGTCAACGAGGTCATCCCAGTCCATCACTTACTCCTCGTGCGTGATGGACACCGCGCCGCCAGTTTCGATCTTCGGCCCAGCGTCTTCGTCCACCTCGTCGGCTGCTGCAGCCCGCAGGAAGCCAAGAGACCGAAGCGACTTGACATCGCTTTCGGGAAGACGGACGGTCGCGCCGGGGCCAAAGGCCTTCGGTTCGCCGTCTTTCACCTGATGGTGAACAGTGCGACCGCGCGCGACGACCGCGTCAACCAACTTTTCCGGGGCCGGCATTAGACGCCTCCGGTCACGTTGGCCGAGAACGACGCATTCACGCGGCTCGGGATAACGAGCGGCGCTGATTGCATCATGAGGAAACGCTGAGCCGGATCCGGATTCAGCCAGGTCTTCGGCGCGAAAGGCATCGAGGCGTAGTTGAATTCAGGGTCGATGATTTGCGCGAACGCGCGCAGACCTTCGAGCGCAGGACCCGACATGATCACCGAGCCGGCCGGGATCATCGGCTGCTCGACGTTGTTGTCGTCAACGAACCAATCGTTGTAGACCCACAGATCGTAGTTACCCCAACGGCCCTTGTGCAGGCCGCCGCGATCGATCTGCGCGCCCGGGTTCACGGTGTTGCCGTTCTCGCCGAGCGTCGGATACAAAATTGCACCCTTCAACACCGGATCGTTTTTGAACTGCGCCCATGCCGACGGACTGAAAATGATGTCCGTTACAACGGCCCCCGAATTTTTCAGGATTGCCGTTTGCCACGTTTCGATGTTGGCGGTCGGCGAGGCTGTGCCGGCAGCAATATTTGCAGCGGTCCATTGCGCACTGCCAGACAAAGCAACGGTCTGGGAGGCACTGCGGCCAAAATCTACGAGTGCTGTCGGGAAGCCATCGCCAACGATCGTGACCGTGCCCGTAGTGAGGGCTTGAGCAGCCATCCACTCCATGCGACGCGTCAGCATGTCGATCTGGTCGGCGATCTCGAACTCCAGATTCATCATCTCGCGTTCTTCCGGCGAGATGTCGCCGCCGATACGTTCACCGATCATGCGGCGGACCGGCTTGCGCAGGTCAGGAGCGCGCTTGTCCTTGATGTAGGCCGGCTTGAACGTGTTGGTCTGGTAACGACGGCTCTCGACAAGCTTGCCTTCGACCAGCGGAGACACGAACGGCGACATACGGCGCTTGCCCACGTCGATGTCGATCGAGACATACTCGCTGTCCGAAACGACCATGTTGCCGAAGTAACGATCGAGCAAAAAACTCTGGGCGTTCTTCAGGTTCTGCACGACATGAACGATGGTGTTCGTGTCGTAAATCAAATTTCCGGGCATCGCGCTCTCCGAGTCTGTAAGCCCAAATGAAAAAGCCCCGCTCTTGGCGGGGCTCAACATTCGTTTTGTGGTTAGGTTTAGCTCGGGTCGGCAGCCGATACCGAGGATTTGAGGAAGATGTCGAAATTGCGAAGTGCAATCGTCAACGGCGTCAGCGTCCATGACGGGTCGTAAATCACCGCATTCGCATTGAACTCGCCCATCAAATAAGCGCCAGCAGTGACAGCACCCGCGCTTGCATCCGAATAGTCGGCAAGAATTGCGGCCGGAACTTGCGATCCATCCGTGGCCGTGGCGACGGAAAGGATATACAGGCCGGAAGACGTGATACGACCCAAGACCGTGCCGCGCTGCAGTGTGCCGGCGCTGATCGTGACGTTGGTGGTGACCAGTTGCAACGGGCCAGCGATAAGCTGATCCGGGACGAACTGAGTTGCCGATGCGGACGGCGTTTGGGGATTTTCCCCAACCGTGGTGACATTAAGCGTCATCGTTGATTCTCCTGGATTGGGGAAGGGTTATGCTGCTTCGCCGCGGCGCTTTTTGCCCGCCGCGATGATTTTTTCAGCCATCGAAGGCTGTTGCGCTGCTGGTGCCGATGCGCCAGGAGCGGGTTTCGGAACGTGCGCCATCCGTTCATCAAGCGACAAGCCGCGCGGGCGTGCAGGAGTTGCTGCCGCTGCGGGTGCATCAAGCGACGCGGCGCCAAGAGCGGCAATCGCTTGGGCAGCGGACAGGCCCGTATCGAAAGCAAAGACGCACGCTTGCTTCGTGACGCCTGCCTTCATGCCGGCGGCGACGATGGCAGCGCAACGAACCCGCTCGCGAGCGCGAGCGGCCTTCGACTTTTCGTCCTTGTCGTCTTCCGCGTCAGCGTCGTCATCTTCCTGCTCGGCACGCCGCGCTTCTTCGTCTTTCTTGTCCTGCTCGGCTTTTTTGGCTTTGTCTTTTTCGTCCTCGTCTTCCATGCGCTTGGCATAATCGTCATCGGACTCATCGGCACGCTGCGCGCGGTCATCTTCTTCCTGCGTGGCGTGCGAAGCGGTCGCGCCCAAGCCGAGCAAGTGGGCAAACGGCATCGCCGAAGCCATTGTCTTCAGTTTCATTTCAATGTTCCTTGCTGATTGAGTTAGGCCAGCTGCTTCATGAGGGCCCGAAACGCGGCATCCGGCGCCGCCACTTCGTCCGCTAGTCCAATGTCAACGCCTTTGGCGCCCATGTACGTCGCGGCCTGCGTATCTCGCACCGTGGCGGCCGAGATATTCCTGTTGCGAGCGACTGTTTCAACGAACAGTTCGCCCATCGTTGTGATGTCAGCCTGCATGCGCGCGAGAGCGTCAGGTGAGAGCGGAAGCTCCGCGTGCCCGTCTGCCTTCGTGTCACCGTAAGTCACGAACGTGACCTTGATCCCGGCGGTCGTGAGCGCTTGGCTCATGTCCACATGGGCACAGATGACACCGATGCTGCCGACGCCGCCCGTGCGCGGCACATAAATTTTGTCGGCGGCGCTTGCGATCGCATATCCCGCGCTGTATGCGGAATCGTTGAGGATTGCCCAGATCGGCTTATTGCCGCGCAAGCCGTGGATGGTGTCGACCAGATCAAAACAACCGGACACCTCGCCGCCAGGCGAATCGATGTCAAGGACGATCGCCTGCACCTTCGGATCGTCGAGCGCCGTGAACAGGTTCTGACGGATCCCGTCGTAACCTGTCATCCCGGACCATGGGCGCACCGAGCCCAACTTCTGAACGAGCGTTCCTTGCACCTGGATGATGGCGGCTGGCCCAGCCATGTCATAGCCGCCGCGCGGGTTATTGCCCTCTTCAGCAAACCCGTAATCGTCGTCCGACTCCATAGCCGACGGCGTCACGACAGCACCGTTCAATCGAGCGATATGACCGATACCCATCCGGTCAGACAGTGCCGCGAGCACAATTTCGGCCTTCCGCGGGTGCAGCAT